AATAAAGTTTCAAAAAATGGTATTTTTATATAATGCTTTAGACAATGGTTGGTCCATTAAGAAACGCAATAATTCCTATATTTTTACCAAAAATCACGAAGGGAAGCGGGAGATATTCGAAGCATCCTATTTGTCCATATTTATGAAGGAGAATGCCGACATTAATAAAATATTAAAATAATATGTAGGTTGTGAGTTTTAAAAAGTGTGTATTTAATTAATTTAATTTAGCAATTAAATTATTTTTCCAGAATTTTTTTTCTTTAGCAATATTATAAAATGGGAGGCGGACTTATGCAACTCGTAGCTTACGGCGCTCAGGATGTTTACCTTAAAAGCCTGTAGGGTAGAAAAACATCGGGGAATATTAAACCAATAAAATATTCATAAAACCCTTTGTGGCCTTTGTTGCAAATAATTAGCAACTTATCCACTGATGTTAATTAGGGATACTAAATAAATGTTTAGTATGAAAAACCCTAGTGAGAAAATCAAACTGCTTGAAACCCCTAAAGCTTATTCTACTAAGCAACTTTTGTGAGAGAGTTGTGGCCAAGATAAAAAACTTGGGTATAGTAAAAATGAATAAGATAATTTCAAACGTGAAATATTTGAAATAAATGGGCAATGAGCATCCAAGCTTCTTTAAATTTTATAATAAATAATAAAATGAAATAAATAGAATAAATAATATATATAATAAATGTCAACTCTTAATAATGAAATAGTAGAAATAGACAGACAGTGTGTTAAATGTGGAACAACTAAATGTATTGAAAAATTTAGACAATACAATAGCAATTCACATTCTAATACCTGTAAAAAATGTTTAAATGATATGGATAAAATAAGAAAAAAACATCTAAGACAACAAAAACAAGATAATTGTTTGGCAAAATGCGAAAAATGTAATAATGAAAAAATACTAAAAGATTTCGCTAAGCTTAAAAAATTTTACAAGAAAAAAATATGTCTAGATTGTTATCCAACATTTTTAAAAGAACAAAAAACTGAATGGTGCAAAAATGAACACAATACAAATATGAATTACAGAATAAAAAAATCATTGGCTGCACGGTTAAGAAATGTTCTCAATAAAAATGACACTACTATGAATTACATAGGTTGCAATATTCAATATTTTAGAGAATGGCTAGAATATAATTTTACAGGAGAAATGAACTGGGATAATTACGGTTCATTCTGGTCAATTGATCATATCATTCCTGTATGTAAATTTAATTTGTCTGTTGAAGACGAAAAATTTAAATGTTGGAATTGGTCAAATATGATGCCAGTGACAGTAAATTATAATTCATCTAAAAAAAATATTGTTATGGAACAAATAAATTATATTATTGAAAAAATAGAAAAGTTTAAAGAAGAAGGTTCAACGACTAAATGGTTTTCGAGTGAATTTATATTAAATATGGAACTAGTTTTAAGTAAATAAAAATAAAACGAAATAAATTCATTTTAAGATATAGTCTAATCCTTATCGAAAGATAAGGTAGAGGAAATGTACAGGTAATCCTCAAATCACCTTCTGGAAGGTAACTTACAGAAGGTACACTAACTTTGCCATCGAATCGATTGAGCAAACTTTCAACGGCCAGGCCGATTTTGGACGAAGAGTTCAATGCGTCATCTCCAGAAACGGTGACCTCGCTTACAGAACCTATTTGCAAGTGACTCTTCCTGAGATCAACCAGCTTATGGGCATTGCCTCCTTCGCCGCTGGCGTTGGTTCCGGTGTCTATGCCCGTTGGTTGGATTTCCCCGGTGAGCAACTCATTGCTCAGGTTGAGGTTGAGATCGGTGGTCAAAGAATTGACCGCCAATATGGTGACTGGATGCACATCTGGAACCAGCTCACAATGACTGCTGAGCAACAGCGTGGATACTTCAAGATGATTGGTAACACCACCCAGCTTACCTTCATCACTGATCCCTCTTTCTCTGAGGTTGATGGCCCTTGCGACTCCTTGGCTCCCCGCCAGGTTTGCGCCCCCAGAAATGCTCTCCCTGAGACCACTCTGTACATCCCTCTCCAGTTCTGGTTTTGCACCAACCCCGGTCTTGCTCTGCCTTTGATCGCTCTCCAATACCACGAGGTCAAGATTAACCTTGATATCCGCCCTATTGATGAGTGCTTGTGGGCTGTCACCACCTTGTCTTGCAACTCTGGTGCTACTGCCAATGACCCCGCTGGAAGCAGAACTGCCTCCGCTGGATATGCTCTTAACCAGTATACCCCCGGACGCCCCGTTCCCGCTGCCATTGCCTATAACCAGTCTTTGGTCGCTGCCTCTTTGTACGTCGACTATGTCTTCTTGGACACTGACGAGCGCCGAAGATTCGCCCAGAACCCCCACGAGTACCTCATTACCCAGCTCCAGTTCACTGGTGATGAGTCTGTTGGTTCTTCCTCGAACAAGATCAAGCTCAACTTTAACCACCCCGTTAAGGAGCTTATCTGGGTTGTCCAGCCCGATCAGAACGTTGACTATTGCTCATCTTTGGTGTGCGATGCTCTCCTGTTCAAGGTTCTCGGTGCCCAGCCCTTCAACTACACCGATGCCATCGATGCTCTCCCCAATGCTATCCACGCTTTCGGAGGCCCCGCTGCCGTCGCTGCTGACTCTCGTGCCTTCATTGATGCCCGTGGTCTCTTCAACGATGCTGGTGCTCTTGACTATGACATCCCTCCTGGCTTCACTGGATACTGGAACGGTGCCCAAAACCCCTACAATGAGTGGAATGGTGGTGGCCCGGCTGTTCCCTTGAATCCTACTGCTGCTGCTACGATTGACCCCACCATCCTTGCTCAACTCAGGGATCTCTCCAATGGTCACCTCGATAACTCCACCGTCTCTGACGCTGGTACCTTCGTTTTGACTGAGTCTTCTTTGGATATGCACTGCTGGGGACAAAACCCCGTCGTCACCGCTAAGCTCCAACTTAACGGCCAGGACCGCTTCTCTGAGCGTGAAGGAACCTACTTCTCGTGGGTGCAACCTTACCAGTCGCACACCAGAAACCCTGATGAGGGTATCAACGTGTACTCCTTTGCTCTGCGCCCTGAGGAGCACCAACCCTCGGGCACTTGCAACTTCTCCAGAATTGATAACGCCACCCTCCAGCTTGTCCTCTCCAACGCCACCGTTGAGGGAACCAAGACTGCCAAGGTCCGTGTCTATGCCACCAACTACAACGTGTTGAGAATTATGTCGGGTATGGGAGGGTTAGCTTACTCAAATTAAGTGAACTGAAATATAATATTTCAATTAGAAAAAATAACAATTTAATAACTAAATTAACTCTTTTAATTATTAAAGCAAAAAGGTAATAAAATATCTAGTATATATATAAAATGGCATCAAAATCTGCATCCGATGTACCAGCACATTTACCCAGACACGGCGAAATTAAGGCACTCATTGCGTTTTCACGCAATCAAGGAGCAAACGGCCACGATGATTTCGGAAAGGCTGAAACATTGTTACGAAAAATGAAAGACAGAGGCGTAAACTTAAACAAAGTTCGCCGAGCAGCAAATGAAGAAATTTTTGACGACCGTAATGCACAAGAATTTCTAATTGAACGGATTAGATATGTAGACACAGGCGCAGAGTCGCCTAATTCTCAACGTCGACGTGAGGCAAGAACTGCTTCTGCATCAGTAGCAAAAGGCAGACGAACTAAGCGTAGACGTGGTTCTAGACGTAGTCACAGTGGTACTAAACGCCGTAAACATAGTCGAAGACATTAAATTACTTGTATTTTATATAGTGTAATTTATCTTTAACATCTACAGCAAATGATACTAAGTATGACATTAAACGGGACAATTGAGTTTCCATATTGTTGTTTTGTTCAACCAATTGCTTCATCTGATCTTCCATCATAAGCAATTTGATATTAATGTTAATTACCAAACTGTCCTTCTCCGACAACATTTTTAGTAACATAATATTTTCTTCTTTAAGAGATTTATTCTCAACCGTAAGATATTTATTATCAAGCGTAAGAGTATTGGTTTCATTATCTAGCGACATATTGTTACAATTTAATAACAAGTAATCTTTAACTTTTTTACAAACAATAATAAACAATTAATAATAATTAGCATTTAAATATTAAATATTAATTATTAAGTATAAATAATGTTGATTGAGCCAAATGTATTAATTTTTGGAGGTAATGGATGGATAGGTTCCAAAGTAGTAGATTTGTTACAAGGTATGAATATTAAATGTATCACGTCATTATGCAGAGCAGATGATATAAATATGATAAAAAGAGAGCTCGATTTGATTGGAAATGTGACACACGTTATGAGTTTCATTGGTCGCACACACGGTGTTTATGAAAACCAAGTCATTGGCACGATTGATTATCTAGAAAAACCTGGTAAATTGGTTGATAATATGAAAGACAATTTGTTTAGCCCAATTGCTTTAGCAGAACTATGTAAGCAAAGGAACATTCATTTTACTTATTTAGGTACTGGATGTATTTTTGAGTATGATGAACAGCATTTATTTGGAGACACCACGACTGGTTTTGTAGAGTCTGATTTACCAAATTTTGTTGGGTCATCCTATTCAATTGTGAAGGGATATACGGACCGAATGATGCAACTTTTGTATTCAGAAACTGCACTGAATGCTAGAATTCGTATGCCTATTACAGATGAATTAGATAGTGGACGTAATTTCATTACAAAAATTATCAATTATCCAAAGGTCTGCTCTATTCCCAATTCAATGACAGTTTTAGACGAGTTGTTACCGGTTTTGATTGACTTGGCTCTACGGAGACAAGTTGGCACAGTAAACTTAACTAATCCAGGACTAATTAGTCATAATGAGATTTTGTCAATGTATAAAGAGATAGTAGACCCTGAGTTTACTTGGGCAAATTTCACAATAGAAGAACAGAACCAGATATTAGCTTCAAAGAGGTCGAACAATTGTTTAGACACGACCAAATTAGTGAGTTTGTGTCCCAATGTTTTGCCAATTCAGGAATCGGTTAGAAACGTGATATTAAGAATGAAAGAAAAAAAGAATTAATTTAGAATGTTCAATCTAAAGTTTTTTATAAGCGTTATAAATGTATAAATAAATTAGATTATATATTTATTATGAAATTATTAGTAACAGGTGGATGCGGCTTCATTGGTTCCAATTTTGTGAACTATTATTTCAAGCAAAACTCAGACGTAACCATTGTAAATTTAGATGCAATGTATTATTGTGCGTCAGAGACAAATGTCAATGAAGAGGTCCGTAATTCCGACCGGTATCATTTGGTAAAAGGCAATTTGTGCTCTTATGATTTGATAGCGAATATTTTGAATATTTATCAAATAGATACGATTATTCATTTTGCAGCACAATCACACGTGCAAAATTCATTTGAAGATGCGCTCCAATATACGCACGATAACGTCCAAGGGACACATACTTTGTTAG